CTGCGGTGGTGCATCCGGAGCCATGCCGCCACGCTGACGGGCTCTCTCTACGCCACGAATGACGATCTGCTCATAATCATTGAGAGCCTTCAGGAAGTCCTGCTGCGAAAGGGCAGTGTCCATGCGCGTGATTGCGGACGTTGCGGCCTGCCCTTCAGCGTTAGACAGCGCACCCATGCCGCGCATCTGCTGGATTGCGGAGAGGAAAGCGCCGTTCTTTGCCTGATCAACAAGGTTCTGGAAGCCGTATCGGCCCGTACCAGGAATCTTGTTCGCGCCTAGTCCAGCCATGGTCCCCGTAGCGTATGGAAGCTCAGGGTTTGTTCTGATCTGATTGATCAGATCAAGGGCCATTTCACCGGATGCAATATCACCCGGAGCCGCAACTTGAGCTTGTCCAGCCGCCTGCCCGACAGCAGTGCCAGCCGCCCGCTCAAGATTGATCTGACGCGGATCAACAAGCGTAACGCCCTCAGGAACCTGCGACTGTACTAGTTCGCCAGTCGAGGAGGGCTGAAGCATGACCCAGTTGCCTTGTGCATCTTGCCCCCACTGCGGAGTAAGGCTGACGTTCTGGCGATTTGGGGCAACATCGGCAGGAGGGGAAATCCACTGACCGGTTGCCGGATCGTAAAGACTGCCGCCGACGCTCATCAGGTTAGAACCTGGCGCCTCTGCGGGCTGTGTAGCCTGCTGCAATGCAAACATGCCTTGTCCAGCATCCACCAATGGCAAAAGATCGTCGCGGCCACGAGCACGGAGCCATTCTTTTGTCATGTTAAGTTGCTCGGCCTCTTGCGCCTTGGCTTCCGCCTGCTGGCCTAGCTGAGTATCGATGAGAGAGCCTTGGGAGAGACCCGATAGCCCATTGGCAATACCTTGACCGAATGTAGGGCCTGACGCCAACCCAGCACCGAACTGCATCAATGCATTACGATTGGAGGCAAGCCCCTGATATAGGGGGTTACTACCCCAGCCGAGAGTTTCACCGAGACGGGCCATTAGGCGACGTGCCTCCATGTCTTACGCGTCACGATTGAGCGGATGCACCCTCGCGTTACGCCAAATTCTTGGGCAATGATAGGAAACTCGAAAACTGTAGCGATCTCTCGGATATCCCGAACCTGCTGTTCAGTCAGAATGGCAGAGCCGACACGTTCCCCACGAACGCGAGTGCCGTGGATCAACTTGTCATCTTCGTTCTCTTGGCGCGTCGCCCAGCGCAGATGGTTGGGGTTAACGCAGCCTAGGTGGCCATTACCGCAATAATGCGCAGCCTCTGGCTTATCCTCAGGCGCGGGACCATGCTTTAATGCACACATATGCCTATGGGCCAATCGAGTGACGCCCTTGCCAAACGAACCTTTAGCTCTCCCGTAAGGATCGCGGCCATATGGCCAGATGAGGCACTCATCGCCTTCGTGGGTAACATGCTCAAGAAGCCATTTATTCCCCCATACACGTTCTTCTTTCGGACCGAAAGTGTAGGGATCGCCTCGGTAGTTCTGCATGTAGTGGCGATGGCAGAATCCTTTGCAGAATAGTTTGTCTTCAGAGCACCCATCCACCTTACACATAGCACCGCCTCCTAAAGGAACATTGACCCGATACCAATAGCGCCGCCCGCCAAACTTTGCCACCATGGAGTGGCTGGCGAGGTGTTAGTTTGAGTGGTTCCACTGGCCGGAGCAGAACCAGAAAATATCGACGCTCCCCTTTGCAAATTATTCCATCCAGCGTTAGCCGACTGGTCAAACAGCCTTTCCGCGTCCTGCGCTTTTGCAAGGGCCTGAGCGTCAAGAATCTGTCCCCCTTGCAACTGCGCTGTCGCTGGCAACATACTGGACTGATAAAGCGTCGGGAGGTTCGCAATGGCCTGTTGCTGGCGCCCGTAATCATACTGGGCAAGCGATCCGCCAACCTGATCAATCAACGCGTTTTCATGTGAGCCCGAGCCAAATCGACCTGACCCCTGGAGAATCGCGTTTGTATTCGTTGAAACGTCATCAATGAGGCGTTGACGCGTCGGGTCATTACCGAAATTTCCTGCTGCTATCTGCGCTTGCTGGCCGATTGCGTTCGTTATGCCTTGACCGTAGGCCGCATTATTCGGGTTGTTGGTGAGGGCATTAACGCCCCCCATTGTTGCGCTAGAAAGATCAGGGGCCAGAGAGCCGGTAAAAGGCCGAACGCCTGTTGCGAGTTGGGTGTTTAGCTGATTTCCGATAGTGGTCGCAGCAGCGTTCATTGCCGGGTTGGAGAGGCCACTAGTCTGAGTTGTCGTGTTGGTTCCGCCACCCATATTAAATCAACCTCTTCTGTAGACCATTGCGAGCGCCCTCAAAGGGCCGGTAGTCGGTCAGCAATATTGACCATTGAGTTCTACCACAAATCCTGTGCGCCGTAACCCCGGCGTTAATCATCACATGCTCCAGAAATACGACAGCATCCCTGATGTATTTTACTCTTTGCTTAGGACCGCCTTCGATCTTTCCAGCAATGGCGGTTGTCCAAGCCACAAGATCATCGCCATCCGTATCGAGCGTGATTACCCAGTAGCCCGATGCACCATCGCTGACTTCACAGACCCATGCCAGACCGGCCATAAGGCGATCATAGAGGTCTTGAACGCGGAAGGTTGGGTCTTGCCTCAATGCTGGCATCAAAGCCCGCTCTATGGCTTCCCATTCGCTTGTAATCCGGTCTATGGGGATGGTTCGGACGATCACATTGCACCGCCCTTTGCCGTCGCATCGCGTGGGCTGTAGGTCACGATCACATCAACCTGATTGCCTGCGCTCGCCGTAGCGCGAAGAAGCTCCCCAGCCTTCAGGACAAGGAGCACTTCTTTCGTGATTTCCTCTCTTGAGGCCAAGGGCTTTGAAGGCGGGCGCACATAAGTCGCTGTGGTGCCATCATATCGATCAATCGATAGCGTTGGCGTATTCCCCGAAATTTCACATGCATAGATGGCAACCGCCGTTGCTCCAGACTGCCCGCCGTCGAGAATGGTTGTGGCGCTTGTCGTGGTGAGCTTGGTGTATTTGGTCTGAAGGTTTCCGCCGAGGACGGTATAGCCACTCATCGCGGACCTCCGGTTGCTGCAACGATGGTGTCAACGCCGAATGCATAGGTCCACATATCACCAGCCGGGGTGTTGAACTCGAAATCAATATTCTTGCCACGACCGCGCAGACCAGTGCGACCAGATGCAGTTTTGCTCTCTGGTGACTTCTGCGTAATGGCCGTGGAGAGCGTATCTGACACGCCCAGCTTCAGTGTCGAAGTCGCGCAGTCATCAACACTGGTTGCCCACGTAATCATCCCCGAAACCGGGCTTGGCTGTGTCGAAGTGCGGAGTGTTGCCGCCGCATTCGGACCTGCATAGGTGTTGAGCATGAAGTTGTTATCGAGCGCCGCAAGGAACTGCTGTCCGCCTTGCCAGAAGCGATCATCGAAGGCGATTTCTGGCATATCGTCCCATGTTGCCCAGATGGCGCCCGCTGCGTCCCAGGTATAGCCAGAGGTTGCAAGACGGGTCAGGTATGTTGCCGTACTTGACCATGTGAACCAGCGATTGGTAACGCTTGGAGCCCAATTGTACCCCAAGACAAGATCGCCAGCCGGGTAGAGCCAGAGCACAATCTTGCGGAATGGATCAATCGTTGCCTGAACGTCCTTCAGTTCCAGCGTTGGCACGAGATTGAGGAAATACTTGTCAACGAACCCGTCACCGATAGGCACAAGGCCACCAGACGAGAACTGCCAGAAGCCGTTGGTGGAGAGGAAATACACCACGCCGTCAAAGCCAACGACCGAACGCGCTCCAACCGATCCGCGCCCCTCTGCGATCTCCTGAAGCGAATACAGAGCGCCGCCACCGGCATTGCCGAACTGGATAAGACGCATGCTCTCGCGCTGGAAGGTGATTGCCGCACCGCCCTTGAGACGCACACCAGCAATAAGCTCCGCGCCGCTCTCTAGTGGCTGCTGATCAGAAGAGCCCTCACGCCAGTCCGTATGGTCGTTGAAATCGCTATTCCTGATGAGGCGATTGTTCCGATTCCCTGAGTTATCCTTGCAATCGAGGCCAAAGACCATATTCGCATTGACGAAAATCTGCCGTGGGTCGCCCGCCGCTGAGATATAGGACGGAGCCCCACCCAACTCGATATTGTAGGCCCACATACCGTCTGTGGTGTTCGTATAGAGCAGGTAATCACCGAACTGGACCGATGACCAATCATCGCCCGGAGTGCAGGAATAGCCATTGTCGATCTCGACAAACGTATAGTCAGCAGCGAGGGAATAGAACGCCGTGGCCGTGAAGGCGAAGATTTGGCTAGTGCCGTCGCGCTTGACCGCCGTCACCATTCCACGCGGCGCGGAGGGCAGTGCATCACCCGTTCCCGGCAGAACCATAGTCGGAGCAGGACCATAGCCATCGGGGATCGGCAGGACGTTGTTTGCAGTCACGAGAATGCCGGGGGTGACTACCCCCCTATCTGGCGCGTATGGACCGAATACGACCTGCATTAGTCTTCCCCTGACAGCATACGGTGCTGCACTCGCGCAAGACCGCCAATAATAGCTGTCTGTGCGTTGTTCTTGGTAAAGCCAGTTATGACCGTATTGTCGATCCCTGCTGCCGCGTAAGCGATGCCTTGGATTTCACCAGATTCCGCCATAGAAAGAAGGTCACGAAGGCGCTCGACCACATCAGTTTGCACTTCTTGCTTCCAGCTTTCAGTCTGTGTGATGACGCGAAAAGGCTGCTGCATCAGATGATCCAATCCGTGTTGCCGTAGAACCAGCGGCGATTGACCATCGTAATAGCTCTGTCAACACGCAACATGCCGCGCTTGTTCTGGGCTATCGTGTGCTGGATTTCCGGGATGGCTTCATCGAGCATTGCCTTCCAAACCGGACCATTCTGCCAATCCTCGTTGTACCCGGCTCCCCACATAAGGGTCGCGGCGAGATATGCGTCAGGATGATTGGTCAGCAGCCAATTCGTGGTCGTTGCAGCGAGATTGAGGTACTGATTGAACACGAACCGGAAGGGATATGCCTGATCCAGAATGCGGTCGAACTGAATGTCCGTCCCTACAACCGAATAGATGCGGGGAGAGGCCTCAGTGACATCAATGAGTGAATACGTGCCATTGGCTTGAGGCTGGATTTCCCGCTCATTCTCACCCGTAGGCGCAATGAACAGCGCAATCGGCTCAACCATGGAGAGAGACGTAATATCGATGGTGCGCGAAGAGGGAGTGCCCGTCAGGGTCGTTTCCACCTCAACAGCCCCCAGCTTACGATTTAGCTTTGCCTCTGCCAGTTTGACCCAATCGGCTGTCTTGCCGGTCTGCCCTGCCCGCTCCATCCAGTCGAGCGCGGAAGCCTGTAGATCACTGTAGTTGCTCAGGGCCATGGTTAGTCTCGCTTGATGCGCGAAGGCTTGATGGCCTTCAGGATATAGATGTATTGCCCATTGTCGGTGACATACGAGTGGACAAGATCGAAATCCGCCTCATAGCAGAAGCGGTAATCCGTCATCGGAGTTTTGCCGACCTGATCGTAATTGGGCTGGGATAAGTAGGTTAGCTGTTCAGCACCAACGATACGAGTATGGCCAGGATCGCCCCATGCCCACGGCGATGTGTGATGCGGGGAGATACCGAAGAACAGGCCGCCATCCTTCAAGATGCGCCAGATATCCGACCATTGATCGAAGAAGAAACGAAAATCACCCTGCTGCCCAATATGCTCCATCACATCGTATGCGTGGATTTCCGAGGCATAGTCGCTGGGGAACGTAAGGGGGAGAATGGCCAGATCATGCACAACATCAGGCTTATGCGTGTTGGCAAAGTCTAGCGTTACCAGATCGTGCCATTGATCATCACCATCCAGATAGAGCTTCTTTGTCTTGTTCGATCCGCAGCCAAGCAGGATTTCAACCATTGACCTGCTCCTTGATCCATTCAATCGGGTCGCCCGTATAGGCTCTGAAGCCGTCATGATGCCGAAGCTGAATAGCGGGGTCTAGCATGACTTCGCCGCCCTTCTCACGCCACAACCGACAGAACCCGTAATCCTCGCCCCATAGGCTCCCATCCACCACCTCTGTGGGGAACCAGTTGCGCATTTCTTCGCCCTGATCAGTCGTGTATGGAGCGGCATTGTCCATGCGCTCAAACACACTACGATTAATCTTGATGAAGCCGCCCGGAAGGCCCTCAACCCGCATCAGGTCATCGACCTGTTCAGGGATGCCACGAACGTGAAACTTTACATCATCGGACTTCTGCCGGTACGTGGCGCCGATAACATCATTCGGGCGCTGCGCAAGAGCGGTCAATGTTCCACCAGACCAGCTAATATCGCTGTCAATGAAGATCAGGCTTTGAGCATTCTCAGTCTCAAGAAACCACTTCACCAGCTTATTCCTTGCTGCCCCGATCAGGGAGCATCCCATCTCGCTTTTAACGAGGAAGTGGACTCCCTGCACGTGACCTCTAAGAGTATCAGCTAGCAGGGAGTCGAGAGTGTTCGCGTGAACCTTACCGTCGATAGTTGGAATGCCCACGCAAACCAGCATTTACGAGTTGAGCCCCAGAGCTACGAGCGTAGCCTGAATTTCAACCACAGCAGCCGCGATATTGGCTGGAGTGGTCGTACCTGCCGTCAGTGCCGCTGCAAGCGTATTGGTGCGCTTGGCAATGGGGGTGGAGGTTCCATAGAATCCGATCTTGTCGGTGGAAGCCTGCCCAAGAACGGTTCCGTCAGGGCCGCGATCAGAGAGTTGCTTAACAGCCATGATGGCTATCCTTTCAAAGAAGAGTATGCGTTTTGAGGGACTGGATGCCCCGGATGGTTTCAACCGGGACTCCATATTTGCTCGCGAGGAAGGATGCTGACTGCCCACTGTTACGGATGGCCAGAACCTTATTCTTCGTCAGGTTCGGTTCAACCGGCTTTTGGGCGAGTAGTGTAAACTTCCTCTTCATGGCTTTACGGCGACCCGCTGAAGCGCACGGCCTGTCGTGGGTCAATTGCCTTAACCCCGTACAAAACATCCAAACGATACGCGCTTTCGTCGTTCACGCCGTCATAGACCGGGATCACACGAACATTCAGGCCCTTGTAGCTCTTGCGAGCCACTTCCACGGCGCCAGGAGGGGCAACCAGCGGCTTCATGACCAGAGCAAAGGCATTCTTGCGGAAGGCCATGTTCTGACGGTAGGCGGTGCTGTTGGAGCCGACGCCAGTGATCGCAAGGGTGTTGAGGTCAGTCACGCCAACCACGGAGCCAGTCTGGTTCGCACCAGTCCAGATCAGGGCCGGGGAGAAGACCAGCGTATTGGAGCTATACGAAACCACAGTGAACTGCTTCAGGTAGGAAGTAGCAGCCTTGGTCACAGGGTTAACGTCATAGACGCCAGCGCCGAGAGCGCCAATGGTAAACACGTCGCCCGGATTAACGTTGAGCGAGGCCACGGTAATGGTCTGCTGGTTCGTATCCTTGACGGCGTTGTAGGTGATCGTGCTGGTCGTAACCGACTGGTTGACGGTGCCGGTGATATCCGAACCGGTGATGTGGGTCGGGACGTTCTGCGACATGTAGGTATCGACGCCGCCGATCATGCCGAGAGAGCCGTCACGGTAAGCATCACGGTTCGCACCGTTGATGTAGAGCGAAGTCTGCGAACCCAGCATGCCCCAGTAGTCAGCAGGAGCCAGAACCGAAGAACGGCCATCGAACGGGACGGCACCTTCATCAAGACGCTGGGGAGCAAGGGCATAGTCAGCGAACGAGTTCACCGTCTGGCCCGGAGTGCCAACCCAATTCGGCACGTCCTTGTAGAGGTTCATCAGATCGAGATCGACCTGATTGGCAAGCTGCACCATAGCAGGCTTGATGATGCGTTCGGACAGATCGCCAATCTTCAGGGTGAGGTCCTGAGAGGTGAACTTGAACGCAACGTGCTTGCGCTTGTTGACCACAATAGAGGTCGAGCCTTCGACAGCATCCTGCACCTGCATGACAGCGCCGTCAGTGACAGCGAAGTCAGTCGGCTTGCGGATGGTGACGGTATCGCCAACCTTATAGCCGTTGATGTTCTTGTCGAACTCGTCTTCGTAGCCACGGAAGACCTGATTGCCCATCACGAGGTTGTTGTCGAGGATGGAGATGGCCTCTGCGGCGATAATGCTCGCGGTAAGGGTCGTATTTGCCATTTAGGACTTTCCTATGTTTAGCGCGTTTTCCCTGCCTTGCGGGCCGCGATATAGGCGCTCATATCGTTGCTGTCGGCCAAGTCCGAGAGGGACCGGGAAACCTCCGGGCTAGACCCAGATTTGACAGTAGCGAGCGGCGCTATAGGCTGCTTTAGGGCAGGTTTAGGCGCAGACTGCTTTGCGATGGCTTGCGCACCGATGTGAGCCTTATGGAGAAGCTTAAGAAGCACAGGGCTCCAGTTATCTTTCAGCACTTGCTCCGGGATGCCCTCGGAGTTTGCGAAGCTAACCAGCTTGTCGATAGCAGGACCACGCGTTTCGGCGGTTATGCCAGGGATGATAGTTGAAGCAGCCTCTAGGGTTTCCTGAACACGCTTGGCAAATTCTTGCTGCGTTTTCTCAGTCCGCTGAGTCTCTGCGGTGCGGATAGTGCCTTCCAGTTCCGCTTTCTGGTCCCTAAGTGCCTCATACCGCAAACGATGCTGCTGAGTGCCATAGGGGTCGTTCTGTAGATGGGCCTGCCAGTCTGCCGCTGTAAGCTTCTGATATTCAGCAAGCTCAGCAGAGACACCCTTGAGCACAGCCCTAGCGTCTAGTTCCGCCTCACTAACTTCGGCTTGTTTGGTAAGCTGCTGTTCGCGCTCATCAAGTGCCTTGGCCCGTTCGGCAACGGTCTGGGTTTTCTTCGTGTAATCAGCCTGCATAAAGAACTCACCCTCGAGTTCCTTCGGCACCTGAAACGTCTTCCCGTTCCGTTCTACAGTTACATACTCTAGTTCGGGAACAGGTTCAAGATTCTCTTCCTCTTCGCCAACGTCCTTGGGAAGAACTACCTCTTCGATATCACTCGAAGGGGTTTCGGTTTCAACTTCCGGCTGTGCCGCGACTTCCGGAGTTGCTGTTGCCAGTTCGGGAAGCGGGGCGATTTCGTCGGTCATTCAGTGCACTCCTTATTGGGTTGGTGCGTTGGTAGTGTCGAAACCGTTCATTGCTGGACGGCGGGTCTCTGCGTTGAGAAGGGCAATACGTTCACGACTATCAATCTCAGCCTTGGCAATGCGCTCACGGCTGCTGATCTCCATCATGACCATCTCTTCATCGGCTGCGAGCTTGGCCATCTTGGCTTGCTTGTCTGCTTCAGCCTTAGCCATATCGACGGCGACACCCTGCTTTAGCTGCTCGTTCTCAGCGCTGAGTTCTGCAATCTTGGCTTTACCTGCCTCGATAAGCTGCTGGACCTGAGGCGGAATGCCCTGCTCGCCCATAGCCTGAGGCGGGATCATGCGGCGAATACGCTCCGCAATCTCATCGGCACCCTGCCAATCGAGCGACTTGACCAGAATATCGCCAACCAACGGAGCCGCTGCCGGATAGGCCTGAATAAGCTGCATCATCTGGTCAGCAGTTTCCTGCCGCTGCGTTGTGTAGTTAGGGCCAGTCGAGACGGTCAGATCGTACTTTCCCGCCGTAAGATCATGCAGAGCCATTACAGCTTGGCCGAACTCATCGACTTCCGGCTTGCCATCCTCGCCCATAACCGGAGCCGGGGCATTGATCTGCTGTGCCTTCTGCGAGCCATCCTCGCCAATCACGCGCACAATGCGGGGGGCGTCATAGACGTGCGGAATGAGGTCAATGATAATCCGCCCGGTGTGCCGAATGGCGCGGGAAAGGTTGTCGATGAAATGGAAAGTGGAAACATCACCCTCGCGCTGACGAGCCATGATCGCTCGCCCACTCGTCTCATTCGATCTAGCACCCAAGGAGGCGTCGTAAATACCGGTAATGGACTTGATATCGTCCGAAGCGTTCAACGCCTCCTGAAGCGCTCCTGCCGCTGCGCCACCATCCAGCGGTTGACGCTGTGGAGGCTGCTTGCCCTTAGTATATTCAAGGAACGGATGAGACTTCGTGTTAGCCGTATTCCAGCGTTCGATATCGGTGTCAAATGCGCCTTCCTCACCAATGAAGGGAACGCGAGGGGCAAGAGCAACAAGCTCTGTGCCACTGGTGCGCCAGAAGTTTAGCATCTGCTGAGCGTCTTTAGCCCCGTTGATCAGGCTGCGGAGGAAGCGCTTGCCGTCAATCCAGAACTCATCGCCATAAACAGGACTGATCGGAATGTACTTACCGGGCCAATCTCGTTCGGACAGAACCTCGGCGCCCGTCATGATGCGCTGGATGACCTTGTGGCACTTCACCACGCGCCGAATTGGCTGTCCGAGTTCATCGGTGGCGAGCGTGATCAGACCCGTTTCCAGTGCCAATGCAAGGTCGGGGTCTTCAGTCAAATCCTTCTCATTGAAGGTGCGACCATCGGTGCTTTTGACCAGAATCTTCTCTGACGGCTCGCGGGTCCACCATTCGGCAACCAGAACGCCGTCTTCATTGAGCCAGTCGCCAGTGATTTCGGTCCATGCATCACTGTCCCAATCCGTAACAACCGCATCGGGGTATTGACGCTTAAACTCTTCCCTAGACAGACGATCAACGACAAAGGCGTCATTCCAGTCCGAGCTATCGGCAGCGGTGGAATTGGGGTCGCCGTAGACGCTGAGAGGATTGGCCACGCGGTTAATGGTGATATCGAGATCGAAGCTATCGTCATAGGCGTAATCGATGCCCACGCGGATATAGCCAAAGCCGCCACCCGTCGCGCACTCGACTGCCGTATCATAGGCAACGTCTGCGTTACTGGTATATTCGATGTTCCGGATCAGGCCATTGATGATTTCTGCCGTTTCAGGGTCACCATGGCTATCGACGGGGTGAACCTTGATAGATGGCTTGTTCTGACGAGCGTCGTTGACAACCTGACGAACCACAGGACCAAGCTTGTCGATGGTCAGGCAAGGCCTTCCCTCTTGCTCGCGCTGCTTCCTGATGTTCTCAGGCCACTGATCTCTGGCGCGGACAAAGAGCGTATCAGCACGATAGGCCAGTCTATTATCCTGCTCATGCTCTTCAGCACGGTCGAAGCGCTTGCGGGCACGGGATAGAATATCATCATCCCTGCGCGGCTTTTGTTTCGGTTCCTTAGCCATAACGCTCAATCGTCCTGTGAATGTAGGGGATTATGTCTTCGTCGGTTTCCGGCCATCCAGCGATATCGAAATGGGCCTTGAGGCGTCGAGCGCTTGAGCGGAGGAACTTTAGGAGATGATAGCCATCACCCACAGTCGTTCCCATGACCTTTCGCCATTCAGCCTTGAAGATGGATTCGAGGTAGTCTTGTGACTGCATCATCCCATCCAGCCCCCACTTGCTGCGTTGTGGCCATCAGGGCGCTTACGACGAGGCGCAACCGGTTCTGCAAAGGTCAGGACAACAGCATCCCACTCGTCAGGAGAACGAACGCCACGCTTGCGCATCGCTTCCTTGCTTTCGATCAGGAGATAGCTATTGCCGTTGTAGTGATAGCCAGGGGAACAGGCGTCGGCCTGAATACCGTCTTCATCAGGCACATCAGCGCCGCCCGGTTCATCAAGCCAGTCACGCGAGCGCGTCCACATCTCGGCACGGCGATTGAATGGGCCGGGGCGCTTCTCCCCAGACGGCAAGACTATCTCGGATTGCTGCGGAGTGCCAGCAAAGTCGATCGGCACCCAAACGCTTGCATATGGCTCGCCCCAGCTTACGAGAAGGTCATATACGCCAGCGCCGACGCCGCCCACATCGATAAAGCCACGATCCAGCTTTTCCGTATCGGTGATCTGCTTGAGCCAGTTTGCGCCAGCTACAACGTCTATCTTCTGGCGGCTTTCCTTCTTGACGATCTTACGGCCCTGACGAATGACCAGCGAGAACCGATCATCACCGAAGCGGGCAGGATCGGCACCAGCGATGCGCGGGCCAATTGGTTCGCAGGTTGCCTTTCGGGCCTTGAGCAGCAATTCAGGCTTGATGAAGCTATCATGCCCCGTCATCTGGAATGCTTCTGAAGCTGTCGCCGGATATTCCTGCTTGAACAGCATAGGGTCTTTGAGTTCCGCAATCTTGTTTCGGCGCCAGACCATGTGCCCAAGAGTTAAGCCATTCGACGCATGTGCATCATAATACTCTTGCTCGTCAGCGTCCATAACGAACTCGCTATATACAGGTCTGCGATATTCGTCCTGCCAAAACCATGGGACAAACACGGCAATGTAATCACCAATCCCGGCCTCTGCTTGCTGCCAGCGCTCGTGAAACTCACCCCCGACGCCGTTCGCGGTACTCTCAAGAATAATCTCTGTCCCTGGCAAATCAGGAATAGCCTGGATCACGCCAGCGAAGTGCGATGAGGCATTGGGCCAGAACGCAGCCTCAGAGCCGTGAAATAGCTGAATGGTCTGGGAGCGACCTACCGCCTTGGTTCCTGCTGTGCCAACCGCATACCCGCTTTCGAGGCGATCAAAGAATAGCTCCTTGGCATTCGCCGCGCCGGTTGATGGCTTAACCAAGGTCGGGCAATGAGCGTGATACCGCTCCACCATGCCGAACAGATTGTTGGTTGCATCCTGTTCATGTGTGAGGATGAAGCACCGAAGGCCACGACGATGCGAGGTACGATGGTAGAACCTGCCGCCGATGTATGTAGAGATTCCCTGCTGACGGCCTTTGAGCACCAGAGCACGAACCTTGCCGGTTTGCTCTATCTGGGCCTCTAGGCGTCCGTGTAGGTAAAGCTGGGCTTTGTTGAGTGTGAACGGCTCAATCGTTCCGTCCTTAGCCCTGATCTTGAGGCACTTGGCTGCGTAGTGAGGATAGTTGTCTCTGAGCTTGCGCCGGATGGTGCGCTCTCGCTCACTCAGCATCATCCAACTCTTCAAGAGCCGTCTCGTGGGAGATCAGCAGAGAGCCGCTATGATCGATTGCAGCAAGGCGTGGATGGATATACGGAGCCGCCGCCTTTGCAGCATCTATACGCATGTCGATTACCGCTTGTTCGTCGCGCATGATGCTTAGGAGATAGTCCAGAGGCGTAAGGCCGCTCTCTGCGACTTCCTGCTGTCGTTGAACTGTTGCGCGGTTTGGCGTGCCCTTCTGGCGACCGCCTGTCTTAATCCCCGGAGCCATTGTCTACTCCGAATCTACTTTAGAATTACGCATTTGGTTCAGACTGCCATTAGCTTGGTCATAACCAGTTAGTTATCACTGCTTAGATGCAGGTTCAAGGCCGCTCTTCCCAATGGGTGCGGAAGCTGGGGTCGAACCAACACAGATGGGATCAAAGCCCATTGCCCTACCATTAGGCGATTCCGCATTATTTGGCTTCATGCCTCTTCAGTCTTCGCATCTTGGGCCATTGTCGCTCTCCTCCTTGCTGCGTTTGATGCTTTCTTGCGTGGCTAGCTTCACTGTTAGGGCCGATAGCTCTAAAGCGTCTGGCATATATCCGGATGTGTCGAAGTCCATGCCAAGAGCGGCGCGGCGCATACGGTAATCGTCATCGTACCCATAACGCTGTTTGATTGGTCCGCCACCCATCTCACACGTACCTTTTAATGAGAACACGGATATAGGCGTATGTGAATAGAGATATAATACAAAGGGTTAGCGTCATTTCCTGTCCCTTTCTCTCATCCGTTTTTCTCGTGCTTCAATAAACCAAACGGCACCAACCATTATAGCCAAAGCACCGATCATACTCCAGATGCTAACGGTCATTCACTCTTCCCCTTCCGGGAATGCTGGCGGATGGCCATGATAGCGGAAATTACACCATATCTCTCCGGATCGTTGGCTACATATTCATCTAACAATCCCTCTAGGGCGGCTACTGCTTCCTCGAAAGCTTGGGAGCGGGCTTGGAGGATGGCACGGCGAACAGCCTCTATAGCTCTTCCAGTTTCCGCCTCGCTTGGGAAAGGGTGCATTCCTACAACAAACTGTGCCGCCTCGATATAGAACTCAGGGAGATCATCGTCATTCATTCTCTTCCCCTAGAGTAGCTAGGAACTGACGGGCGCTGGATCTGTCTATGGCGTTCTTGAGTATGTGACCAGTCACCTGTTCGCCTTGGAACAGAATTACCTCCTCGCAGGCCGATAGTATCTCTTCCAGCACTTTCACTGCTTCGGATAGACGGGCTTGGGAGGCTTGACAAGCACACGCTAAATTGTGGACCTCCTCTGCCGTTGGCGGAACGCCGTGAACGGTATTGTTGTAACCAATCCGAGCCACTTCGTAATCCGTCATCGTGGCGCTTGGTTGTCCCTTCCAGTCCTCACTCATTCATCGTTCCTCTCTGGGGTATTGGGGTTGGATTTGGAGCGCCGAATTCCTTTACGATAATCCCGCATGTACTCTGTGAAGTAGCCGGGGCGATGGCGATTGCCGGATCGTTTTGGCTCAGGAGAGATAGAGAAATCGATGGCTATGGGCTTTGGCTTCCTGCAAGGGTCCGTTCGGTAGTGCAGAAAGCCACACTTCTCACACTTGTTCATTCCCCTGCGACCTTGATTTTCGTCTGATAGCCCCGGTTCTCCAAAGCGGTAGCCACAGTCGCAGCGCGGGCAAAACTTTCGTATGTATCGGAGAGAACCCTCCAGTCCTCCCCTTCGTATTTTCGATATTCGACTTTGTGGGGCACTAGAGCAAGAACGTCCATCTTACACCGCCTTACGCCAGATGATTTCCGAAAGATGAATAACACCATTTTCAAAACGGAACTTGTAAGGAACATGAACCGAAGTGCCGCGAGCAAAGCGGGCTGCAAGATCGCTTTCGATCATCTCAATTTCAAAGCGGTCGATGGGGCGGCCTTCCAACGTACCTTCCTTAGCGAGGTAGAGTTTGTTCAGGATGCTGATCTGTTCGTTGTTCATTTCTCATCTCCGTTGTTGAGATCAGTAAACACCATCTAACGGAGCTTGTAAACACCTATTTGGCGTTATTCATTCGCCGCTCTCCTGATTGGGGTGGAGGGCTGCGTAGAGGATCGACGCAACAACCTCTCGGCGCTCTTCATGGCTCAGCCCCATGCATCCGCCTTCGCTGTACTGTTGCAGCCCGCGCTCAACCATCTCTTCCCTCACCTCTCCCATGGGCTGTTGTGTGGATAGGGATTGGGAGCGGAGGGCGAGTAGTTCCGTGATCGCACTGGCGATGTCGCGCTCTAAATCTGGCGCACCAGATGCCCCGACACCAAGCCGATCAGCAATACCCGACGCAATCAAAGTCAGCCGTTCGTCGGAAACCCTGTTCTCGGCAGTGAGCGTCCGTTCTGCTTTCAGGTTATTCATCGAACGAGCCATTTCAGGGCATCCTTACGGGTTTCTAGTTTCACCCGATATTGAGGCCGGCCATCGAGGCCAATGAAGCTCCAAAACGGTCGCTCCTTGCCATCCTGCCGAAGTCGTGATGTTTCCGGCGCAAGATTTAGCCTCGACATGAACTGAAACACAAAACCAACTGGCTCAGTGCCGCGAAAAACCTCGTATCTCTTCAGTTCGTAAACCCGAGCCTCTACCCTGATCAACGTAAGATCATCTACCTCTGTCACGCCCATGGCTTCACCTCCCCGTCAATGCAACGGAAAATTTGGTACAAATCATACACGCAATCCGGCAGTCTCGGAGGCGGGATATACGGTGCTGGCGGTTCAAGGGTCACATAGACAGGCTCAGGAACGTCTACAACGGCAGGAACGGGTATTTCTGCTACTTGGGTAGGCTCGACCATTTTCCCGGCGTCAGGAATATGGTTCGGCTGCGATGTGATTGAGGCTCTGTACTCGTATGCTTCTCGGCTCGCTTTGCCGGGGCTGAATAGGTCGTTCAGATCACAGGCCGTAAGACACGGCAATGCTGCGAGGACGGGGAGTGTTCTGATCATTTGGAACGCTCTGCAAGCATGGCGTCAGCATACATGTAGGCAAGCTTAACCTGAATGGCTGCTGACATTCGTGCGACACCCTCAACGTCATAAGGGTCTGGCGATTCGATGCCCACGAACTTTGCCGCATCAGCAGTAGTGGGAAACGTTACTGGGCCATTTGGAGCGTGAACTGCGAAATAATCCCGCAGTGTCATTCCGGGTGAGTGATATTGCGGATTGCCGTGACCTTCGCATTCACTAGGAAAAGCAGGTCCGCCGTCATTCTTCGTTTCGTCTGTCATCTGTAGCCTCCAAGCGCTCAGGTTGTGTTGGGTTAGGTGGTTGGTGGGCTGGGGAGAGGCTGCCACAAGGTGGGATTAACCTTTGCGCCAATTGTGCTGCCCAGAGCCCATTTCCCGAGACTAACCTGAACCGCAGTCCTCACTTTGTGAGATGATCTGGTCTTGAACGCCGTAGGGTCATAGATAATCACCTCAGCCCATATCGGCGCGGTTTCAATCGGTTGCCATTCCTCGCTCATATCAGTCTCTCGTTGTGTTTAGTTGGGCTTTGGAATGGATGCGAGATAGGCCCGAATTGCCTCGATAATCACATAGGCCTTGGACCGATCTTGAGACGCGGCATAGGCGCCAAGTTCATCCTTTAGGTCGCTTGGGATACGGATATCCATGCGCGCGTCCTTGCTCATGCGGACACCGACTTTCGAGCATAGCGGGGAAGAAAGTGCTGTGTCAGTTTCCCCGTTTCACGATTGATATATCGCGAAATGCCGTAAGCATCATGCGCGAAGTTGAAATCGTCAGCGTTCGCTAGTGCATCAAGATCGATGGGCTCATTTCCGTTTTCACCATCAGCCGCGAGCAGGTCCATCATAAACGACATGCGACCACCGGCCTTACGTACGAATGCCGCATCTGCACGGTCGGCAATCTTGGAAGCGGCTTCAACGTTCTTGCTAAAGTTGATGTTCATTTGAATTTCCTCTCCATCTGATGTACCGATATTGCCTGACACGCGCATGACAGTCAACACCTTTGTTGCACTGGCGGTAGCTTTCCTAGATCGTCGTGTTCGTGAGCTTCAGATAGCGCCGGTACATGCCAGAGGCTTGGTGCGGAGTGTATCCAAGCTCTTCCTCAATCTCCGCGTAATTCATACCCACTCTGCGCATCTCCCCGACCAGAATTACGTCTTTGATCGGGTGCGGCGTATTCTTCTTCCAGTGCGTGGGCTTAGGAGCCTCGGCGCGGCCCTCTGCAATATCGATTCTATTCTGATGGCGCCTGATGCCGTGAAAGACCGTGGAATGGTCCCGACCTCCGATTAGACTGCCAATCCTGGGAGTGCTATAGCCTAGCTCTTTGGAAAGGCGGTAGAAGCATTCTTGTCGAGCCATGGATACGTGATTGCTCTGATCTCTCCCGATGATCTGCCTTGCGGTTAGACCATATTTCCGCGCCGTCTCGCTAACCATGTCCCGCCATGTTAGTTCTGGAGAAATCCCCTCTTCCTTCCTCAGCGCCTCTTTGGTTTCGATGTGGATAAAATCTCTCTCTCGGACCACATGCGGCGGCAACAGGATCGGAACGACTTTAGGCGGTAAGGGCTTCGGCTTCTCTCTTCGAACTATCGGCTTGGCCTGAAATATCCCTAACCGCTCTCTACGCGCCACGTACTCGGCGTCACTTACTACGGATAGCACTCTCGTTACTCCTTAAAACGGGATCGATGAATCATCTTCCCACGCAGGGGAGTTTGTGGAAGCCGTGGAGCGGCTTTGTGCCTGTCTTGGCTCCGAACTACCTTCCCGGCTGTCTAGAAGCTGTAGCGAGCCTCCAAACGGGCTTATGACCAGTTCTACAACCGTATGCTTCTGCCCGTCCTTCTCGTACTCGCGGGATTGGAGCTTTCCTGAGATGGAAACGCGGCTACCCTTCTTGAGGTATTGTTCTGCTACCTTGGCAATTCCCTGATTTTGGATGGAGACGTTGAGCCATAGGGTGCGCTCTTGCTTTTGCCCGGTTTCCTTCGCCTTCCATTGCTCTCCGATGGCGAGATTGAAGTTTGCCACCTTGTTCCCGTCTTGGAACGTCATGACCTTAACGTCACCGCCAAGACGGCCAGTGCATACGAATACGTTTGTATCGCTCATTTCTTCTTCCCTCGTGTGATTGCGATAGATGGCTTTGGAATAGGCTGTAGAGGCGTTGTAAGGTTTAGGTGGGCTGTGGTCCTGTTTCCGATTGGACCAGCATCCACGGCTCTCCCAATGGATTGTGGATGGGTTCTGAGTTCTTCGCGGCGCTTGAGCATAAATTCTATCATGCCTCTGCCTCCAAAATTGCGTTGCCGATCATTTCCGGGATTTGCGGGACGACTGCATTTCCGAGGGCGGCAATTCTGTATGTGAAATCGGGAATCCCATCAGCTCTTCCACAAAGTTTGGGTGAGGGAAGATTGGGTCGTCCGGGCCATCTCGCAAAACTTCTCGTAGATTGCTCATGCACGTGCCACTGCCGTAGTATCGGCCTTTCGGTGAGCCCTTGCTGTCGGCTGACTTCGTGGGGGTAGGCAACCAACCAGACTCGGCCCCTCCGATGCCAGGCGCCAACGTAGGAAGCTGGTATATCTGCCCATTCCGCATCATACCCCTCGCCGGCCAAGTCTCCGAGAACTCGGCCAAACCAAGCTCCTGGCCGTTCTGATGGACCAACAAGGAGGTTTGAGACGTTTTCAAAGATTGCGTACTTGGGTCGAAGATCGCCAACAAGTCTGATGCACTCAGACCAAAGGCCGCTTCTCGTTCCCTCTGCAATGCCAGCTCGTTTTCCAGCGATGGAAATATCTTGGCAAGGGAACCCTCCGGTAATGACATCGACGGCAATTCCGTCTCTTCGAAGAGCATCTGCATCCAACGTCCTAACATCATTGTAGCAAGGCACATCCGGCCAATGCTTCGCCAAAACCCGGCGTGGGAATTCCTCAATCTCGCAGAACGCTACCGTCTCGAATCCGCCAGTGCGCTCTAGCCCTAACGAAAAACCGGCTATGCCGCTGAAACAAATCCAGGACGCGTAGCTTGTCAGCCATTTGTTCCTGCCTCCTTAATTACTTCTATGCGCCACGATGGAAATTTATTCGATTCCGCTCGATTATAAAACGACTGTCGGTTCAAGCCGAATGCCGCAGCGGCGGCTTCTGGCGTTTCAAATTCCCTTCCGTTTGCATGATAAATTCTCCTCTCTCCCTTCCATCTTGAGCCACATAAGCTCTTCTTGTGCGCATCAGACAAAGGCGTCGGCTTTTTGTACCCTACCTGCAATCCCAGCCTATAGGCATGCAACTGATTTTCGCTTCTGGTTACCCATTCAAGATTATCCAGTCGGTTGTTTCTTGGATTCCCGTCAATATGGTTTACCTGCGGTTTTCCATTCGGGTTTGGGATGAATGCCTGGGCAAGCAGTCTATGAAGAAGATACTTTTTGCCGTTTCCAGATTGGGAAAGCTCTACCCGAACATAACCGTTACTACTGATCTGCGGCTTTATTTTCTTCCCAAACCGCGATGTCACCTCTCCATCCTCCCGAATGGTATAGCCACTGAAAAGGTCGAGAACCTTAAGATTGCTCATTCTCTTCCTCGCTCGTTTATGTTGGGGATTTGGTTTGGATGGGCTTTTGAGAGGATGGCAGCAACGCGCTCGAATAGCTCTGCGTCCTTCAAAAATGCCCGCTCTCGGTTCTGTCCCCCAACGTAGAAATCATAAGTTTCCCTCGTATGGCGATACATTTCAGGAGTCGGCGGATTTTCCGCGTTCGACAAACCAGCAACGTACTCACTCCTAAACGCCTCATAGACGGCTCGCTCAGCCTTCGCATTGTTTCGGCAGTTCCTTGCCTTTTCCATAAGGCGGTCGAAGTCTGAGAATTCCGTCATTCCTTCTCTCCGTGCCATTTCTCGATGCGGTCCAAACGCTCGCGCATGTTGGTGAGAAATCGGCTCATTGCCCAATCTCCCATAGCCTTGTCGTGCTCCTCTGGAAGCGTCAGAACGTCTGCTGCCCACTTAGAAGCCTCAGACGATAGGAACGAGGCTTGCATGGAAAACTGCGTGTGTGTCATCTTGCTCATCTATCCTCTCCAGCATCAAAGTTATGATCTTCGTTAATGTCGATTCCTCGAAGCTTCCTCAGCAGCGTTGAGCTAACCTTTACGCCTGATGGTGTTTCTTGGAATTGGCTTTGGAAGTGTATGTCTAGCTTTCCGAGATGCGCCTTTGCCTGAGCGATTTCCTGCGGCGTTCGCGTCGTGGGCGTGATCTTCTCGGAGAACTCATCCACCATCCTCTTTACCTTCGCCATTGCCTCTGGTGTTCTTGCTGCCTCTATGTCTGCGTCGTGGTCGCGCTGGGCAATCTGCCTTACCGCTGCATTGTGCAGGGACTTGGGTCCGCTAAGATGGCTTTGGACGGAACGGAGGTGGGACGAAAACTGTGGGATATTAGGAGCCCATGTTCTGTTGATGCCTTCTACGCGCCCGAACAGGAAATCCTCGCACGTATCGACAATCGCCCCAGTCGTATATCCCTCGCAAGCTGCGTAGTAGTCAGCAGCTAGGCTCTCTGCCTCTTTAGGATCGTTGGGGTTCGTCAGAGGCAAACGACAGGAGCGGAAAAGCCTCTCGAATGCCTTCGTCACCTTGTAGGCGTCGTACGATGCCATTGTTGCTCTCCATTTGTGCTGCGAGATTGCCGAAGACTGAACCGATATTCTTGTGAGCTATCTGGCGCGTGTCTTGCAATTCGTCTTCCCAGCACTCTGCCCGCAGCCATGACGCGGGGTGTTTGATAAACCGATGCTCAGTGCTTTGGGTGTAGACGGCGTAGCGTTGAACCCCGTCCATTATCGTTTGGTGGCTGACGGTCTTTATGGCCTTATCATAAGCCTTCCTCGCTTCCGCCTTCGCAACTCGTCTTGGGTATGCCTGCCAAAAGGTTTCAAAGCTCATTCACCAATCCCCCATACCGCGACGATCTGGACCATCGTCTGGATGATCTTTGTCCTCTAGATATCCATTTGGTTGTGGGGAATATGACTTTGATAAAGCGCTCATAGCTTCTATTGCTGCCCGAGCTATGCGCCGATAGTTGTCCGCAGACTGCTCTTTCGAGCCCATAGAAGGCCACGGGAATGCCTCGCTCCAAGGATCATCCGCCTCATAAATCGCCTTAGCCACGCGCTCAATTTCTTCCTCGCTCATTCTCTCATCATCTCCTTCATTAGCTTAACGTCTGCCTCAGATGGGGGCCTTGGCTCCCCCGTATAGGATCGAGTGATTGCCCTGATTGGAGGATAGAACGCGATAACACTTAGGCGCTCTTCTGCTGGTCCGGTCTTGTAGACCGCCCATCGTTCGATGAACCTTAGATATTCCTCAAGGTCAGCAATCCGTGATGCCGTCGCGGCCCTCTTCCGCTGCATTCTATCTCGATCCTGCTGCTTCTTTCGTTCCGTTGCCATCTCTTCTCCTTTTGTATCGACTGACGGGCCTTGATACCCGCTGGGACTTCAATAGCATTGCGTTTGCCGGGCTGTGCGTCCACCGCCTCTGGTACGTTGCGTAGATTCGGCTTACTGGCTCTAACCGTCCCTACGATTATCCGGTCCTTCCCGGATGCAGTCGATGAATTACCTTATTCGACGTCGATGGTTTTGGCAAGTGATTTGGCAAAAGAAAAACCCGCCGAGCGGGGTAGCTGGCGGGCTTGACTTGTTCCGGCGATGAGCGGATTATGCAGGGGCTGATCAGCGAGTTTCCCTCTCCTGATCGCGGCCTACCGGGTTTAGCTGGCGAAAGTTTCCCCCGGAGACGACTTAGAAACTAGCAAATGAATGCGTTAGTTTCAAGGCCCCTCAAAAAACCTCCCGACGAGTTTTCTGCATCTCCCCAAATGCAGAGACAGAGCGCAAGCGGTTCGTAAGGCTTAATGCGTTCAACCAGGTAAGGCATGATGACGGGCCTGAATCGTCATCGAAGTAACTCGGGGGTCTTTTCCCTGCTTGAGAGGGCAGGATATCCCAACCCAAGGAAAGCGGTCCGTAAGCCGCCTCCATGAAACTGCGACACATTATACGGCAACTGTAACCCTCCTCAGGGGAAAGTATCTGAGGGCCGGTCCGGGTGGCTCCGTTATCAGCATCGCAGCTATACGAGTGAAGTCAGATTACGGGGACTATGCTATTCGGACTGCGGCGTGTGTCGTAGCCGGTCCTTAGCGGGATAGCCTATGGGTTAAGGCTCGCTCCGTTCATTCGTGGCGGGCCGCCTTGCTCTTGCCTTCTGTTCCTAGCACTACTCTTAATTAT